GACACCGATTATACCGGTGGCGACGGCCAACCATTGTTCTCGGCTTCACATCCATTGGTTTCTGGTGGCACGAACTCGAACATCCCAAGCACTCCTGCTGATTTGAACGAAACGTCGCTTGAAGCGGCTGTAATTCAGATTGCAGCGTGGACGGATGAACGTGGCCTGCTCATCGCGGCTAAACCGCGTAAGCTCGTCGTACCACCAAGCCTGATGTTTGTTGCTACTCGCTTGCTCGAAACCGAACTTCGCGTTTCGACTGCAGACAACGACATCAACGCACTGAAGTCAAACGGCTCGATCCCAGAAGGTTACGCCGTAAACCACTTCTTGACCGACACGGATGCATGGTTCCTGACCACAGACGTGCCAAACGGTCTGAAGCACTTTGTTCGTACGCCAATGGCGACGGGCATGGACGGTGACTTCGATACTGGTAACGTACGTTACAAGGCTCGTGAGCGTTATTCGTTCGGCTGGTCAGACCCTCTGGGTATGTACGGCAGCGAAGGCGCAGCCTAATAAGTTTCCCCGAGAGCGTAGCTCAAGGGAACGGGGGGAAGGGAGGAGAGAAATCTCTTCCCTTCTTTTTTATTTGTGCTATATCTACGCTACTAGGGAACAATATTCGTACCGACCGGCCCAGCGGACTTAGTAGAGACGGTACGTACGAGTGCTACTACACAGGAGATAAGTCATGGCTAACACTACATTTAATGGTCCAGTCCGTTCAGAAAACGGCTTTCAAACAGTTTCAATCAACGCTGCAACCGGCACTGTAACCGTCAACGGCACTTTTGGTGCTGCTACTTCGGTAACTTCTTTGGCGGCAACTGGCGGCGTCACGGCAGCTACGGTATCGGCAACCGGTAACATCACTGCTGACAGTGCTACTGCACTTGTCGCTGGCGGCGCTTCTGCATTCATCGCAACTAACACTGCTAACAGCATGGGTATCTATGTTGGTTCAGGCGCTCCAACTGTTTCGGCAGCTCAGGGTTCGCTCTATCTTCGTAGCGATGGTAGCTCGACTTCGACACGCGCATACGTCAACACCAACGGCACAACCGGCTGGGCTGCAATCACCACCGCATCATAATCGGTAACAACCTCTAAGAAGGAGAATACTGATGGGTATGCAATATGATGTCAAATCCAAACACCTAAGTGCTTCAGGTGTTGCGTACGGTTCCCGCACTCGTTTGAAGGGAGCTATCCTCTCCGCTAACGCGGCTGCGGCAGCGCGGAACGTCCTTTTTATGGACAACGACCCACAAGCGGGTACGTACAGCATTGCTTCAACTACGCTAACAGTTACGGTAGCAAATAGTCTTGTTGCGGGTGATAGGGTATTCCTAGATTTCACTAGTGGTACCGCTGTGGACGGTTCGTATACGGTGCTTACTGCTAATGCCACCACCTTCACAGTTACTACAGCGGCATCGGGTACGGGTAACGTAACAGCCTACCTGAATGTGTTACTGGAAGCCGACAGCTATAACGCTGTGGCGTACTCTATCCTTATTCCCGGCGAAGGTATCCTTGCTGAAAACGGGATTTATGTAGGGTTACCTGCTAACATAACTGCTACAACCTTTTACGGGTGATATATGCAACAGGAACAAAGCTACGACTTAGCTGGTAAGAGCGTCTTCATCGCTCTCCCAGCGTACGACTTCAAGGTATCCTTGAAGCTAGCTGTTTCTCTTGCTCGTTTTGCCCAGCAGGCTGCGGCACATGGGATTGAACTTCACATCGGCAGCATATGCGGGTGCTCGGTTGTTTCTCGTGCGCGCAACCTGCTGGCGCAAGACCTGCTTGAGTCCAAGTGCGACTACCTCATGTTTATCGACTCGGACATTAACTTCGAGCCAGAAGATGTATTCCGCCTTATGGCGTGGGGTACTGACCCCAAGAAGGGTATTGTAGCTGCGGTGCCCCGTACGCGCAGCGAAACCAAAAACTATATTGCCACTCTCGATCACGACGAAAATGGCGAACTGACTATGAACCAGATGGGTCTAGTCCGTGCGAAGCGTGTAGCTACAGCATTTATGCTGGTACGCCGTGAAGTGTTTGAGCAGATGTCTGAAGCCCACCCAGAGTGGACCTACTACGACACACGGTCTGACCGTATGCTAAACGCTATGTTTGATTTCCTTGTCACCGAAGAAGGCTACATGGGAGAGGACTTCCTCTTCTGTGACCGTGCACGGGAGCTTGGCTTCGAAGTGTGGGTAGACCCCACAATCACACTGGGCCACATGGGCGTACAGGAATATGTCGGTAACTACGGTGAAGACATCCTATACCCACTGATTGTCCCCACACAGAAGGAAGCAGCATAATGGGTATTAAGTTAGGCGACATCTCACCACTCGCAGGTGCCATAAGCGGTAGGGGTTTGTTTGGTAAAGGGCTCGGTGCAATGAATAAGGCACTTGGCCCTATGGCGGGTATAATGCCCCGTATGGCTGGATCGGCACAGAAGAAGACCGCTCGACGCGCAGCAACAGCCGCAGAAGCTGCAGCTATGCAAAAAGCTGACTTCGACGCTAGGCGCAGCGCAGCCGCCGGTATGAGTGGTCGCGGTGCCCCCATTATGACCGGAGATGTTGATGCCATGATGGGCCGTGGTGCTCAGCGTGATATGTCGGGCATGAAAAAGGGCGGTAAGGTCAAGAAGATGGCTAAGGGCGGTTCCACTGCTTCGAAGCGTGCTGATGGCTGCGCTACCCAAGGCAAGACCAAAGGACGTTTTATCTAATGGCCAAGACGCCTGCTTGGACACGCAAAGAAGGCAAGGACCCAAAGGGTGGCTTGAACGCCAAGGGTCGTGCGTCATTAAAAGCACAGGGGCAAAACATTAAGCCGCCTGTCAGTGCAAAGCAGGCGAAGAAGTCACCTAAGTCAGCCGCACGTCGTAAAAGCTTTTGTGCCCGTATGTCGGGCATGCCCGGAGCTATGAAAGACGAGAAGGGTCGCCCTACTCGTAAAGCCCTGTCGCTTCGTAAGTGGGACTGTTAAGATGTTAGATGGACATGAAACTTTTAAGCACGTTGTAGATATAGCTTCATTTTTCACGGTTGTTGGGACGATGGTTTCTATGCTTCCAGCAGTCGCTGCGTTGTTTACTATTATATGGACGGCAATTCGTATATACGAGACCAAGACCGTGCAAAGATGGCTAGGTAAGGAATAAAGATATGGCGCGTAAAATGCGTAAATTCTCTGCTGGCGGGGCTCAAGGCAAGTACGACCGGCGCATGGCGGATATCAAAAAAGATTTCGAAAAAGACTCAGCAGGTAAAAGCGGTAAGGCCCTCGAAGTACTTAGCGCTAAGCGCGCCCAGCGCACTGCCGATGCAGAAGACGACCGTGCCAAGCGCATGGGTACAGACCGTACCGCTACACGCAAAGCAGAGTACGACGCAGAAAAGAATTTAAGCAGGACCCGTAGGTTCGGCGCAGACAAACCTGTAGCCGCAGCCGCACCTGTTAAAGCCAGCACGCCGGAACCAGCTAAGGCATCCGAACCAGCAAAGGATAAGCCAAAAACTTTTGGTGAAACGTTCAAAGCTGAACGTGCGCGACTAGGTGCAGGCAAGACGTTTACGTATAACGGTAAGAGCTACACCACAAACATTGCCGGTGAAGGCCGTAAACCTACTCAACGCACAGCAACCGCAGACGCATCGAAGGCGGACGCACCGAAGGTAAACTACCGCAATATCAACTTCGGAAAACCTTCAACTTCTGGGGCCGCAACTGGTACACCTGCACTAATAGCTAGGAACGCAAGTTCCGATGCCCAAGCAGCTAAGGTAGCACAACCAAAAGATGCGCCTAAAGCTAAACCCCAAGAAACTGCAGCGCAGGCAACAGCTCGAGTAGCAGCAGAGCGCGCTCGTGTAGCAAAACTTACTGGTGGCCCCAAACGGCTTGAGAAGCTCGGTGATGTGCTAGGTATCGGCAGCATTGATAAGGCAAAAGCCCGTGCGAGCCTCCTTGCGTTTCGGGAAAAAGAAAAGGCCCGTAACGCGGAAAGAGGTAAAGGTAACTCACCACTTATTAGCGGTACGGATACAAGGGCCTTCGTGACATACGGCGATGCTGCCGCTAAAAAAATTGCCGATAGAAAAGCCAAGGGTGGCAAAGTTAAAAAGGAAAAGACTATGAAATATGCTAAAGGCGGTTCAACACCACCACAACCTACTCCTGCTGACCGCGCTCGTAGCAAGAAGCAGCTGGATGAACTTAAGAAACTCAAGCCTACTGATAAAGAAGGCAAAGTAGTTGGAAGTGCAAATCGTTCCGAAGGTCCGGGTATGGCGAAAGGTGGTAAAATGGCATCGTGTGGTATGAAAAAGGGCGGCAAGGCAACTAAGTTTGGCGCTGCAATGAAGAAGAAGTCGGCTGACACCAAGGGCCGTGCAATGATGAAGTTTGCCAAGGGCGGCTCCATCGACGGTTGCGCCGTTAAGGGCAAGACCAAGGCTAAGATGGTTGCAATGAAAAACGGCGGCTCCTGCTAATGCGCGCTTGTCGGGGTATGGGGGCTATAAACCCTTCTAAGATGCCGGGGGCGAAGACAATTCGTCGTAAGGATAACCCCGACGAGGTGCAAATGTATGCGGCTGGTGGTGAGTCAAAGGTCAACGAGGCCGGAAACTACACCAAACCGGGTATGCGCAAGGCTATCTTTAATGCCATCAAAGCTGGTGGTAAGGGCGGCGCGCCGGGTCAGTGGTCTGCACGTAAAGCCCAAATGATGGCTAAGCAGTACAAAGCTAAAGGCGGCGGATACAAGTGAGCGGACTAGCTAAATCACAGCAAAGCCTGAAGTCTTGGACCGAGCAGAAGTGGCGAACCAAAAGCGGTAAACCATCGACGCAAGGAGCCAAGGCAACGGGCGAGCGCTATTTGCCCGAGAAAGCCATAAAGTCCTTGTCTTCTGCAGAGTACGCAGCGACAACTAAAGCTAAGCGCGCCGGTAAGGCTAAGGGTAAGCAGTTTGTTAAACAGCCCAAGACCGTGGCAAAGAAGACGAAGGGGTTCAGGTAATGGCACTTAAACCAGTTGATAAGAAATCTAAGCCCGGGTTAGCCAAGCTACCCACAGCCGTGCGTAACAAAATGGGTTATGCTAAGGAGGGTGGTAAGCTTGACATCTCTAAAGCGATTAAGAAACCCGGTGCATTACGTGCAGAACTAGGCGCGAAGAAAGGTGAGAAAATACCCGCCGGTAAGCTTGCTAAAGCCGCTAAGGCTCCCGGTAAGTTAGGTCAGCGCGCACGCTTTGCACAGTTGCTGAAGGGCTTCAAGAAAGGTAAGTAATGACCACTAGCGGCACCACAGCATTTAACCTCAACCTCAACGACCTAGTCGAAGAGGCTTTTGAGCGTTGTGGGGCTGAGCTTCGCACGGGTTATGACTTACGCACTGCGCGTCGCAGCTTGAACCTGCTTACTATTGAGTGGGCTAACCGTGGTATTAACCTGTGGACTATTGAGCAGGGCTCCATACCCATGGTGCAGGGGCAGATTGTTTACGACCTTCCTATAGACACTATAGACCTGCTTGAGCATGTTGTGCGCACCCAGAC